CTATAGCTGAAGCAACAGCAGGTAGAATTAATTATAGTAAGATGGCAGAAATGTTTCCTGATGTAAAACTTTATGGTGATGAATCTTTTGATGAATTACTTATTATAGAAAAAACAGGTAAGCACCCAAGAAATAAAGCCGATGGTGGTAGAATAGGTTATGCTATAGGAGGACTATCAGAACAAGGTCAAAACATTTATGATTCAATGACAAGAGCAGGTTTTGATGAGATGGCCATTGCACAAGCTTTAGATGAACAACAAGTAGCACCAGAAATAACAACACCTGGTTTACAACAAGAAGCTGTAGCACCTCCAAGAATACAACCTATACTTCCAATTAATCAAGGCGATAGTTCTGGTATAACTACAAATATAAATAGAAGTAATCCAAACTTTGATTATGAATTTGCAGCATTAGGAAATTTAGCTAATCCTAATAATGTGGCTTTAACAGAAGAAGAACAAAAACAACTTAACTTTCAAAAAGGAAAAGATGGTTTAATGAGCTTTGCTAAAGGACTTGGTTATGCCATAAACCCATTAGGGTTCTTTGCTAAAAAAGGATATGATTTTTATCAGAATAAAGTTCGAGATGCTCAATACCAAAAAGATAAAGCAGATACAATGAAAAAATTTAAAGAAGAAAAAGCTTTGGCTTTAGCGGAGGAAGCTAGAGTTGCTAATGAACGTCAGGTATTAAATAATTATTTTGGTGGATCAGGAGCTGGTCCTGATAATAGCAGATATGATGGAGCAGATACTTCTGAACAATATTCTGCTGATCCAACTTCTTACTCTGGTTCTTTTGCTAAAGGTGGACTCGCTACAATGTTCGTAAGGAAAAGATAATGGCTGTAAATTTAACTGCAAAAGTAGGTCAAAGAATATTAGATTATTTGTCATCTTTACCAAAAGATTCTGTGGTTAATATTGCAGAAGTAAAAAGAAAATTTAATGTTGCTCATGATACAGTAAAATCAAGACTTGATAAAGTTAACAAAGAAAAAGGATTAAATTTAACATCAGGAGGTTCAGGAGGAAGTAAAATTGAAAGTTCAATTTTAACTGACAAGGAAAGAAATATTTTTCAAAAAGGATATAATAAAAAAAATATTGCTCAAATGGCAACTGAAATTACTGGTTTGCCTTATGACAATAAGATTACAAAAGCAAAACACGCACAACTATATAGATATAGTCTTACTCAATCTAAATTAGGTAAAATAGATCTTAAAGAAAGTGTAAAAGGGGTAAGACCAAAAGGAACAACTCCAGAAGATTTAAAAGGTTTTGGTGCATATAGAAAAGCACAAAAAGACTTAATGAATTTAGATCCTGATCTTTACAAAGATTTAACTCCCGCGCAAGTTGATGCAAGATTAAAAAAAGCAATTAATTTTTCAAAAGTATCAGGTTCTATGGATAGAAAAGCTATTCCTTTATCTTTGCATCCAAGCTTTGAACATTTTCAAGGTATTGTACCTGGTACAATTGCAAAAGATCCTAAAGCTTTATCTAAAGTTGGAATTACAACAAAAGATTTTAATTTTAATGTTTTAGGAGCTAAAGCAAAAAACAATATCTATAAAACTATAAAAAATAATTTACGTACAGCAAACGCGGCTTTAAAAGCTGGCGAAGTTGATGAGGCTAAAAAATCAATCAAAGTAGTTAATGAAATCTATGATGATGTAGCAAGTAAATTAAAAGCTGTAGATAGAAAAAAATTACCTAAATATAATTTAAAAGATAATTTTATTGATGAAATAAATTTAAAAGAAGTAAAAATAGGTAGTAAACAAAATTTAGATAAGTCTCTAACAGATTATATTAAGTTTGTTGCATCTGGCCCTGCAAAAGATGTTAAAAAAATAACTCAACCTAATTTAAAAAAAGCAGTAGAACTATCATTAAAAGGAGATGACGAAGGTTTAAAAAAATTAGTTAAGTCTAGAGTTCCTGGAGTAAAAGCAGGAGAAAAATTTGTTATTCCTGCAGTAGCTACATTAGGAGCTACAAAAATGTTAACAAGTGAGGTAGAAGCTGAAGAAACACCAATTAAATATAATGATGAAGCAGGAGCTTTTTTAGATCCTAAAAATGATGAAAAAGTTTCAAACAGAACTATGCTTGAATGGGCAGCAGACAATCCAATGCCAACAGCGGCCATAGCATCAGCTCCTTTGTTAAGTAAAACAGTAAGACAAAGTACTGGTAAATTATTAAAAGGATTACTTCAAACTATAGGAACGCCAACAGGAGTTACTGCTTTAACAGCAGGATTAGGTGGTGTTGATTTAACAGAAACTTCTGATAGACTTGGGTTGGAAGCAGAAGCTGCTCTTGCAAAACCATTAGTAAGTGGCTCTCAAGATGTTGCGAGAAAATTTTCTAATCCAACAATAAGAAGAGGATTACAACAAATTTTAAATTTAGGTATGACCCCCACATTTGCAGCAAAAGCCGCAAGAGTTGCATCTCCTCTTGGTATAGCTAGTTTAGCTGGTGAAGGTTTATATAAATATGGTAAATTTGCTACTAATGAGATTGAAAGAATTAATGACATGAAAGAAAATAATCCAGATGCATATGCAGAATATCTTGCAGAACAAGAAGAACAAATGGGAATGTCAGCATAATGGATAGAAGAACTTTTATAAAAGGATTAGGAATACTTGCATCAATGCCTATGATGAGTAAGTTAAAATTTTTAAATACTCCTGCTGCTAAAGAAGGTATCATGGCAGCATCAGATAAAGGTATTGAATTTTATAATATGGTTATTCAAAAAGTAATTCGTGAAGGTAAGAAAGTTGGTGAAAGAGATAGAGCCGATGTATTTACACATCCGGATAGACCAGATATTACAGTTGAAGTTGATAGAACAACTGGTAGTTCAAATGTAGAATTTATGACAGATAGAGATACTAGAGCTATGGCTGAAATTAGAGTAGATAAAGGACCTGAAACTGGCGGAAGAGCTGTTGAAGAATTAGAAGAATCAGAAGTTGTTTTTAGAAGCGCAGGTGATGAGTATGTAGATGAAGTAGAAGAAGGTATTGAGAGTGGAATTACTAATTTAGAAGATTTCGTAGGAAGGCAAAAGAAGAAAGATGGTGGGATTATGGAATTGACTATGATTAAAATACCCGATATAGATGCATCAGGTGTTGAAACATTATTTAAATCAAGATAGGATAGAGAATGGCAGATTCAATAGATAAATCAGTTACTGATACTAAAACAACGGTAGAAATTCCAGGCGCGGAAGAAATTATTCAAGATCAACAAGAGAAAATAGAAAAAGTACAAAGTGATGGTGGTCCAGTAGAAATTGAAATGGATGACCAAGGTGGTGCTGAAATTTCATTTGATCCAAATGCAGTGACACCAGAAGGAGGAGAAGAACATTTTTCTAACCTTGCTGAATTTTTAGATGATGGACTTTTAACTGAATTAGCAACTACATTATCTGATAAATATACTAGCTATAAAGAATCAAGAGCTGATTGGGAAGATAGTTATAGAGAAGGTTTAGATTTATTAGGTTTTAAATATCAAAGAAGAACACAACCTTTCAGAGGTGCAAGTTCTGTTACCCATCCTGTATTAGCAGAAGCCGTAGCACAATTTCAAGCAACAGCTTACAAAGAATTATTACCAGCAGACGGACCAGTAAGATCACAAATTTTAGGAGCAGTGACTCCAGCAAAACAAGACCAAGCAAATAGAGTTAAAGACTTTATGAATTATCAGTTGATGGATCAGATGAAAGAATATGAACCTGAATTCGATCAAATGCTTTTCTATTTACCCCTCGCCGGTTCTACTTTTAAGAAAGTTTATTATGACGATCTTTTAGGTAGAGCCGTCTCTAAATTTGTTCATTCTGACGATTTAGTTGTACCTTATTCTGCTACATCATTAGAAGATGCAGAAGCTGTTGTACATGTAATTAAAATGTCTGAAAATGAATTACGTAAACAACAAGTCTCTGGTTTTTACAAAGATATAGATTTAGGTGAACCACCAGTTGTTGAAAATCAACTTACAGAAAAAAAACAAGAGCTAGAAGGTATAACTCAAAATGGTCAAGAAGATATGTATACTCTTTTAGAGTTTCATATTGATTTAGATTTAGAAGGATATGAAGATGTTAATCCTGAAGATGGCGAACCTACTGGAATTAAAGTTCCTTACATTGTAACTGTTGATACAGCTAATACAGAAATTTTATCTATTAGAAGAAATTATCAAGCAGAAGATCCATTAAAGAAAAAAATAAATTACTTTGTACAATTTAAATTTTTACCAGGAACTGGTTTTTATGGTTTTGGTTTAATTCACATGATTGGTGGTTTAACTAGAACTGCAACATCTGCACTAAGACAATTACTTGATGCCGGAACTTTAGCTAACTTACCTGCTGGTTTTAAAACTAGAGGTGTAAGAATTAGAGATGATGCACAACCTTTACAACCTGGTGAATTTAGAGATGTAGATTCTCCAACTGGAGCAATTGCAGATCAGTTTATGCAATTACCATTCAAAGGACCTAATGCAACATTATTACAATTAATGGGTATTTGTGTTCAAGCAGGTCAACGCTTCGCGTCCATCGCTGATAATCAAGTAGGCGATATGAACCAACAGGCCGCCGTGGGTACCACTGTGGCGTTATTGGAACGTGGATCGCGGGTAATGTCAGCTATACACAAAAGATTATACGTAGGACTTAAAGAAGAGTTTAAATTATTAGCTGGAGTTTTTAAAACTTATTTACCACCCGTTTATCCTTATGATGTACCTAACGCATCTAGAGAAATTAAAGTACAAGACTTTGACGAAAGAGTAGACATACTTCCAGTAGCAGATCCAAACATATTTTCTCAAACACAAAGAATATCAATGGCTCAAACACAACTACAATTAGCTCAATCAAATCCAAAAATTCATAATTTATATCAAGCATACAGATCTATGTATGAAGCAATTGGTGTTAAAAATATAAATGCTATTTTACCACCACCAGCAGGACCAATGCCATTAGATCCAGCTTTAGAACATATTATGGCAATGAGTGGTAAACCTTATCAAGCTTTTCCAGGTCAAGATCACAAAGCACACATTGATGCTCACTTAAACTTTATGAGATTAAATCAAGTACAAAATAATCCAATGGCAATGAATGCATTACAAAAAAATATTTTAGAACACATTAGTTTAATGTCTCAAGAACAAGTTCAATTAGAATTTGTAGAGGAAATGCAAGAGCTACAAATGATACAACAACAAATGCAACAAATGGGAGCGCAGAATCCAGCTATGGCACAGAACATGCAACAAAATCCACAAGCAATGCAATCACAACAACGTGTGCAACAAATTACAAGTCAGATAGAAGCTAGAAAAGCTATCTTAATTGCAGAGTTAACAGCAGATTATGCTAAAGAAGAAGAAAAAATTATGGGTGAATATGGTGGAGATCCTTTATTAAGATTAAAAGGTAGAGAAATGGATCTTAAAGCACAAGAAAATCAAAGAAAAGAAGAAGAAGGTCAACAAAGAATCAATTTGGATAAGATGAAAGCCATGATGAACGATCAACAACACGATGAAAAGTTAGAACAAGAAGAAGAACTAGCTGGATTACGTGCAGGAGTATCATTAGCTAAACAAAGTATGGCTGATGCTAGTAAAATTCACGATTTTGGTAGAAATTTCAAAAAAAATTAAGTATATTAACTATAAGGAGATAAATTATGACAAAAGATTGGCAAAGAGGCGCTACATTCATGAACAAAGACGTTAAAGTTGAAAAAGAACTTGGCGTTGGCAAAGATGGTTACCAAACAGGCGGTGTTACTATCGAAGCTACTGATCCAATGACATCACAAGTTGTAGATGTTAAAGGAACTAAAAGAATGAGAGCTGATAAGAAACCAGTAAAAGCTACTTGGTACTAATATGTGGTTCTCGGCAATTAAATT